ACCTGGACGGCGTAGTCCGATTCAATGTACATCGCGATCCCGCGGGGGTTTTGCGAGTCGTAGGAGATGACCTGTCCCAGAGCCGCGTTCGGGTCGGGCGTGAAGGTCTGGATGAAACCCGAGTCGCCGTTCGCCTCGGCCACTTTGTAGAGGGCGACGATACCGTCCGACATAACCGGCGTCCCAGTCTGCGACGACGCCGAGGGGAGGAACTGCGGGAGGCAGACGAAGTCCACCGGGCAGATCAGCTTCGAGGCGAAGAAGGCCTTCAACTGCGACCAATCGGCCGCGCCGGTGCGGGCCTGGGCGAGTGCGCCGCCGACCGTAGCCGCCGCGATGGAGTAGCCCATCTGCTGCACCTCGTTCTTCTGGAGAAGGACGTTCGCCGTGTTGAGGTTACAGACCGCAACCCAACGGCCGGTGAAGATGTCCGCACCGTCCGCCGCCGAGGCGAGGAGAAGGGAGTTGAACGTCGACTGGAGGGCCGCAGAGGCCGCGCCGCCGTTCGTCACCGCGAGGTTCGAGCCGTAGTTGCCCTGCGTCGAGAGAGCCGAGCCGACGACCGCCGCGTGGTGCTGTGCGCCCTGCGTCTGGAGCTTCATCGCGAAGACCGCCGTAATGTCCTCGGCGCGAGCCGCGAACTCCTGGATCTGCTTCAACGTGAAGACCTGGTGACCCCAACGGTAGACCGAGGAGTTGTAGGAGCCGCTCGCGATGCGGAGGCCACCCGGGACGGCGGGGGTGTCAAGCTCGATCGGCTTGATGCCCTGTGCGCCGGTCGTCGGGAGGGCGTCGTTCTCGGCGAAGTAGTGGTAGAACCCGGCGCGGGTCATGACCTTGACGATCGGGGAGAGCTCGAGCGAGACCGCCGAGTCCGAACCGCCACGGTAGAGGGAGATCCGTTGAAGGATTCCGGGGCGCAACGCACCGGAGTTGACGCCAGTTGAGGGGAAAGCGAAGGACATAGGCTACCTCGATCGAAAAGGGGCGCGGAGGGCGCGAGTTGTTAGGCGGCGATGAAGGGCGCGAAGCGGAGGATGAACTGCTCGTTGGCCGCGCAGTCGGTGAGGGCGATACCCCACACGAACTTCGTCGAGGCCGGAGTGTTGTCCGCGAGGAACGAACCGGGGACGCTCGCGGCCGGGTCGATCATGATGTAGTCGCCCGCGGCGATGGAGCCCGCGTCCGAGGCGCGGGCCTGTACGGCGACGCCCAACTGGTCGATCACCTCGAGGGAGCCCGCGACCGGCGGCGAGGGGTAGGTGCCGGGGGTGATCGAGTCGGTACCGACCGCGACGATCGCGTAGGGAAGCGAGCCAGTCGTGACCGCGAGGGAGACAGTTCCCTCCGCGTCCAACTTGAGGCCGCAACCCTCCGAGTTCGTGAGGTTGGACGCGATCTGGTTGACCGGAGCGAAGTTCTTGTAGGTGACGTATCCGAAGGCCATGTGGTTTCTCCTAGCCCCGCAGGGCGTGGGGGTTGGTTGATCGAGTTAGAAAATGCCTTTGGTCGCACGCTGCTCGACGACCGTGGACGGAGTCTCGCCGAACGTGATCCACGAGGCCGCGAAGGCCGGGTGACACTTCTCCTTCTCGGAGAGCTCGACGATCAACTTCCACTGCGCGTCCTCGGAGAGCTCGGCGAACCGCTCGGGGCGGCCCATGACCTCGGAGAGCGAGACCGACGAGGCGTTGCGGCCCATGGGGGCGATGGTACGGGCCACCGGTGCGGAGGGGCGAGCGGTCGGGGTCGAGAGGTCCTTCAAGAGGGCCTCGAACTTGCCGCCGCCAACGATGAAGGCGTCCGCGAGCATGGACTCGGTCTGCGGGGAGACCTTGCGGTTCCCGAGGGCGACCTTGACGTTGGCAAGGGCGACAGCCCGACGAGCGGCCGAGAGGTCGGCCTTCAGACGCTTGACCTCCGAGAGGGTAGCGTCCTCCTCGACCTTCTTCTCCTCGATCTCCTGGGCGGCCTTCTGGAGTTCCAGAGCGGCACCCTCGAGGGCCTCGGGGTCGGCCTCGGGGGCCGTCTCCGCGAGCTCGGGGTTTGCGGCGTGTTCGGCCTTGTGGAGCTCGGGGAACAGCTTCGAGATCAGAGCGGCGATCGCCATCTCGTCCATCCCGTTCTCGGCGCAGTAGGCCGCACATTCTTCCATCGTCATCTTGTACATCGTGTCACCTTCGGAGAGAGAGACCCCGCGCATCTCTGCGACGGGAACCTGTTGGGCCTTGATCTGGGGTATGGTCACGAACGAGATTTCCCCGATCGCGAAGGGGTACTCGGGGACCTCGTCGAGCTCCGTCCCCGCCCAGGCGCGAATGTTCGGCGAGACGTAGGGGACCTCGCCGTCGTCGAAGGCCGCCGCCCACTTGGGGGACGTGAGGTCGAGGCCGCCGTAGAGCATTTCCGAGGAGGGTTGGGCGATGCCATGGGCCGCGGCCTCCGACTGGGTCAAGGAGACCACCCGTCGAAGGTAGCCCGCCGCCGTCCCGTTCTTGTCATGCTCGATCGCCACCGGAGGCGCGAACGAGAGGAGCCAACGTTGGACCGAGGCGACCGCGTCCTCCCAACGGAACCGCAGCTCGTCGGGGTTCGTCTCCTCGGCGTTGAAGTCCCACTTCATCCCGTGGGCGTGGATCACACCTCGAGGAACGAGAGAGACCCACCGGAGGCCGGAGTCGTCGCCCAGGTCGATCGAGACAGTGCGGAGTTTGAGACGGGAGGAACGCATGGGGCCTACGATGCACCGTCTACCGCAGTCCCGCTAGCCCTAGACCCCCTCTAGGCGGTCTGGTAGCACGCCGAGCGACCAACTAGGCCCACCCCTATCGCGAGAGGGAACGATGCTAACCCGAAGACAGCGGATCTTGCTCGATCTTTTGACCAAGTGTCACTCGGTCGACCACCACCCTAGCCCCGAACACCTATCGCGACTCCTCGCGAAGGCTACCCAGTGGCCCGCCGGGACCTCGCCGAAGGCCGTCCGCGCCGAGCTCGGGCGACTCTACGAGGAGGGCGTCCTCCCCCACCTCGAGCGGGGAGCGGGGAGCTCGCCGACGAAGTACACCGTCCCCGACTGCGACTGCGACTACTGCGGTCATCGCGTGTAGACTCCAATGTAACCGCAGCGGCAGTCCGAGCGGCCCTCGCAGTTCGGGTCGGGGAGCGGGGGGAGCTTCAACTCGCCCCCTACGACAAACGAGGCCACGTCGTAGGTGTCCCCGTCCGCCGCCGCGCAAACCTCGCACCGGTTCGAGTCGGGGATGCTCGACCGGATGACCTTGTTCGGGACTGGGAGGTCCATCGCAGGGGCCGAGGCATAGGCCCCCATCCGAGAGGCCGAGGCCACCATGTTACGAGCTCCGGCCGCCTCCTTGACGAGGCCTGCGATCGTGATCCGAGTCACGAAGTTGTCGAGGTCGCCGCCCGCTAGGATCGCCGCCTCGACTTCACCCTGGACACGGTCCGCGATGACCTCCCCGGCCTTCTGCGTCGCCGCCGCTGCGGTCGCAAACTGGGCGTTCGCCGCCGTCGTCGCCGCCGCCGCTCGAGCTGCTATCTCGGGGGTCTGCGTCGCCGCCGCCGCTGCGGTCCCAGACCGAACCGACCGCTTGATCTCGTCGAGGACCTCGGCCTCCGTCGCAGACCGCAGCGTCCCCGCCGCCGATGTCAACGCCGCCTGGTACTCGGCGACGAAGGTCGCCCAGATCCGATCCCGCTCGCCCGCTTGCCAACCGTCCGCGAGACCCGAGATCACCGCTTGCCGATGACGACCGGAGATCTCGTCGATCGCTACCGCTAGGCGGGCGTCGAGGTCGTTCCGCGTCTCCGCGAGGGTGACCCAACCGACCACCGTCTCCTCGAGGCGGAGTTCCCTGTACGTCGTAAAGGGGAGGCCGTCGCCGCCGACTACTAGGACCCCTTCCCCTTCCCCGTCGCCGAGGTCGCCGCCGAGCTCGCCCAACGTCGAGGCCGTCCGGTGGGCGCGGGTAGCGTACCCCACGAGGAGCGACCGAACCCACGACCGAGCCGCGTCCCCGCCCCGCAGGGCGTAGGCGTGGAAGGAGGGGCCGCCGTCCGCGAAGGACTTCGAGGAGGAGTGGCGCGGGTAGACCTTGGAGAAGTAGTCCGCGAGACCGAGGACGCGAGACCACGCGAGACGCTTGCCCGCCGCGAGGTCACGGGCGAGCATAAGGGCCTCGGAGTCGGTCGTCCGCGCCTTGCCTGCGACCCGGTGGGCGAGGATCGCCGCCGCCGCCGCCGACATAACGTTGTCGGGGACGATCACCTCGGGGTGTTCGCCCAGTGTCGCCGCGAGGCTCGATGCCGAGGCTCGCTCGAGCTCCGCGACCTTCCGCTCGGCCCATGCCGCGCCCGCGTCGCCGCCCCACAAGTCCCACGCGATGCGACCCGCCGAGGGGAACCCGTCCTCGCCCTGGTTGAACCCTTCCGCCTTCGAGTCCGAGCCGTGTCGCGTGAAGTAGGCCCGCATCCGACGGACCGTCTCCGGGGAGAGGTTCTTCTCGTTCGAGATGTCACGAGCTCGGGCGACCCCGACCTCCGTTCCGCCTCGACCATGCTCCCGACGCCACTCGAGGGCGCGAGCTGCGACCTCGGCCATGGCCTTCGTCGGGGCGAGGTTGACGTCCGATTCGGCGAGCTCCGACGCCGAGAGGGTTGGAGACACCGGCGCGAACGCCGACGCCTCGCCGATCGCTGCGGGGACCTCGACGTTCCCCTCGAGGACGACCTGCGGGGTCGCGACTGCGGGGACGCCTTCCGCCTGGACAACTGGGACCGCCGGAGCTGCGACCGCCGGAGGAGCTGCGACCATGGCCGCGAGCCGCGTCTGCGCGTCGACGAGTTGACGGGCGATCGGCTCCGCGAGGCCCGAGATCGTCAAGAGGATGACAGCCGCCTCGGGGGCGAGAGGCGTCGCCGAGTTCGGGGAGAGCATACCCAACACCTGCGTCGCAGTCGTCGCCGTCGCAGTCCCAACCGGTTCGGGGAGGTCGGCCACTACCTCGACGGGGAGCTCGGGGGCGCCGATGACACGACGCGCCCACTTCTCGTCGTCGGGGCCGCGAGTTAGGAGACCCGCTTGGATCCCGTTGACGTAGGCCGACCAACCGTCGAAACCGGTTGTGAGTTCGGCCGACTGGACTTGAAGCTTCGGGAGGCGACCCTCGTAGCCTACCTGGTTCGCCAACCAACGGAACATCCCGCGAGACTGTCGGTCGAAGATGGAGTTGATCCACGCCTTCGCTTTCCGACCTTGCGCCCCGTCCAACGTCTCGGCCATGGCCCGCGACCCGAACTGCGTTATCCCCGCGAGAGGAGCGTTCAACTTCTTCTCGATCTGTCGGTCCCAGTACTCGAGTTGCCCGACCACGTCGGGAGGTGACCCGCTCGGGTACTTCATCTCGACCGAGACCGCCTGCGGGCGGAGGATGTACTTTCGTTGGCCGTCCTGGAACTGTTGACCAAACTCGTTGAACGCCGCCACGTCCGCCTCGCCGACCGAGGGCTCGTAGGCGATGTCAAGGAAACCCCACGCGAGTTGGTTGTAGACGCCCGCGTTGATCGCGATCTGCTTCCAGAGCTCGAAAGGTTGGACGCAGTCGCGGAGGATCGACCGGCCCTCGAACTCACCCGCGCCCGCGAACCCGTGGACGGTGTGGACCAACTGGTCGGCGTCGAGGTCATCGTAGCCGTTCGGGGTCGAGAACCGAGCTCCGCCGAACAGGTAGCCGTTCGGTTTCCAGAGCATAATGGCGTTGTGGGCGACTGGGTACCACTCGACCGAACCGCCGGAGAGCATACGCGGGAACATGAGGCCGAACCCCATGAAGGCGTCGAGGAGGGGGTACGCCCAGAGGGCCGTCTCGCCCTCGACCATTCCGTCGTAGACGACCGCGTCGTCTATGCACGCCGTTTGGCAGAGGTCCATGAAGGCCTTCTCCTCGGTCCCCGGCTCGTGGCGATGCGGCCAAACGATCTCCTTCGGGAGGGCCGCGCCTTCCGTGATCGCCCAGTAGACCGCCGAGGCGATCCCGACGTGGGTCGTCATCATTTCTTGAAACTTGCCTTGGAGGCCCGCGATACCCCGCCGCTCGGACGGGATGAACGAGAGGTTGGCGTCCGCGTCTGGGAGGCCTCCTCGGTAGTTTCGGGCGCCGATAAGGTTGGTCCTTTCGGTCACCTGGGCGGTCGGGATCTCGCGGCCTTGGGAGTCAAGGATCGGGCCTCTTACCATGTCGTCGCACCCTTCGTCACCGTCGCAGTCCCGAGGATAGCAACGCGGCCCGCAGGGCGGACCCCTAGTTTCTCCGCTCCATACCACGCGAGGGCGTGGGCGCAAACCGTATCATCGTGGGACCCCGACGGGGACCCGTAGACGACCCGTCCCGCCTTGACGTCGTACTCGAACGCCTCGAGCTCCGACCGGTGGACGCCGTCGAGGACCGTGGTCCGCCCCTGTTGAAGGGCGAGGGCGAGCCCCTCCATGAGGCCCTGTTTCGAGGCCGAGGAGAAGATGAAGGGCTCCGCCCAGACCCGCGCCGCGGTGATCTGTTCGCCGACCGCGTCGCCCACTCCCGTCGCGTCGTAGAAGACGCACGCCTTCGACCCCTTGCCTACCAGGCGGACGACCTCCTCGACGAGAGCCCCATACGAGAGACCATGCCACCGGTGGAAACGAGCGACCCGCCGGTGACCGTCGAGGCCGATAAGGACCGCCCAGTCCCGCTTCCGAGCGATGTCGAGACCCCAGACCCGGACCGTGTCCGCCGAGGCCTTCCCATTGCACAGCTCGGCGCAGTTCCGAATCGCGTCGATCCCGAACGGGTTGGCCCCGTCGTCTGCGGGCTCGCAGTAGTAAAGCTCGCGGAAGACCGCCTCGGGGAGGGTCCGTTGCGCCATGGCGAGGTCGGAGCGGGAGAAGATACCCGCCGCGACCGCGTCGTCGGCCGTGATCCGATGGTACCCGAACCCCTCCTCGCCCGCCTCTCCCTTGCGCGAGAACTGGTAGTGGCGGTTGGCCCGACCTCGGACGTTGCCGATGCACCGGATCCGACCTCGAGTTCGGGTCGTCGTCGAGAAACAGGCGTCGACGGCGTCGTCCTTCATTCGAGAGCATTCGTCGAGGACGAGGGAGTGGACGGCCGACCCGTAGAGCGAGTCTGCGTTGTCGGCCGAGCGGAAGCTCCAACGGCGGTTACCCGGCCCCGTGATCGCCTTCTCGGCCTTCGCCTGGGCGAACCCCGGTTGGCCCCGCAGTAGCGACCACGCGAGGCGGTAGGCCATCATCGACTGCTCGTAGACGGGCGCGACCCACCAATGTTCGGTGTCTTCACCGGCCCCCATCATTTGCCCGATCTGCCAAACGATGCAACCCAAGGTCTTCCCGGCCTTGGTCGTCGACTCGATGCACACAATCCGCCGAGGGTCCGTTATCGCGTCGTGTTGGCGGCCGTAGAGGGCGGGGAGCTCGAGGGGGACGGTTGCCACCTACCCCTCGTCATCGGCGGCGTCTGCGATGCGTTCAACGCGAGGGATGGAGACCACATACTTGATCGGCTCGCCCCCCGAGGTCACGTCCACCTTGGACTCCGGCCGCATCTTGTAGATCGACTCGAGGAGCCACTGGGTCGCCTTCCACTCGCCGCGAGTTTGGACCTCGGCCCCGTTCTCCAGGCGAGTCCCGCGAGCGTGAGACTTCATCTGGTCGAGGAGCTCCGCCTGTCCCTTCGCGTGGGCCTCCTCGAGGCGGGTCACGAGCTGTCGGTGGAGTGACCCCTCGGGCGTGTTGGGGGCGGCGTTCTTCCAAGCGTGGAGAGTCTCGCGGCGTATGCCTCCGAGGAGACAGGCTCGCTCGTAGGGGAGGCCCAGTGCGACGCCCTCGCAGATCCGGTCGAGGACCTCGGGGGAGAGCTTCGACGTATTCGGCGGGGTCGGTTTAGTCGGTTTGGTCGGTTTGGTTGCCATGGGAACCTCGCGCAGGCGCGACTGTTAGAACGGGCCTCGGCCCCCAACTAACCCCACGAGAGGGGGTAGGTCAAGGGGTCGACCGTTCCCACCTGTTCCCACCTCTCCCAGTGACCGAGAGGGAGGTCGGCCGGAGTCGGGGTCAAAAGGACCTCGGAGCGGGATCGACGAAAATGGGTGGGAACAGCGGGAACAGTGGGAGACTACTGTACGGGCGTTGCGTAGTCTCCCACCTGTCTCCCACCCCCATGGGAACAAAAACCGCCTTCCAAGTCGTTGATTTAGTTATGTTCCACAAGTTCCCACTGTTCCCACTATTCCCTAATATGCGCGCGACCCCCCTAGGCCGTAGTCGGTTGATCGGCCTCGGCCTCGAAGGGGGTTCGTCACGCCTAGGGGGTGTCCTAGGGTGGGAACAGTGGGAACACCCCCCCAAAACGGCCCTCGGAGCCGCTTAGATCCTAGCTCCGATGCGTTCCCAGGGGGGTGGGAACACGCGGGAACACGCGGGAACACTGGGAACAGGTCGCAGGTCCCCTCTCCCGACCCGAGCCGCGCAACGGAGAGGTCGAGAGAGGGAGGATCGCCGGGAGGTTGACAAGCAACCTCGTGATCGGCGATTGTAGGTAACGCGGTGAGTGAGACCGCGACAACCAGGTGATCGGATGCTACCACAGTCCGATCTCCGAAGGCAAACGGAGAGAACATGAGTCGCGCAGACGTGGAGTCGCGGTTTCGCAGGGATGCGGAGTCGCAAGGGTTGACCTTTCCCCGAGGGGTCGAAGATGACGACAAGTGGCATACGGTTCCCCTCGAGGGCGGGGGGAAGGGTTGCTACCGCTACACCTCCAACGGGAAACCGCGGGGCCTGTTCCGCCGGTGGACGGGTGACCCAGTCGCTTGGGTGTGTCCCGACGAGGACTGGGCGACGATCAAGGCCGAGGAGCGGACGGGGCGAGCCGAGTACCTGGACAACCTCGACCGAGCTCGCCGAGAGAAGGAGGGCGCGGACGCCGCGAAGGAGACAGCTCGCGAGGAGGCGGCGAAGGCCGCTCGGTCGGTCTGGGAGTCTGCGGTAGAGGCCGACCCGCAGCACCCCTACCTTGTCCGAAAAGGGGTCAAGGCGTGGGACCTTCGGATGAACTCGGACGGCGACCTCCTAGTCCCGTTGCGCCGAGGGACGAACAACCTCCGAGGCTACCAGAGGATCCAAGCGAAGGAGGGAACCGCCAAACTCTACGCGAAGGGGATGGACCGCTCGGGGACCTACCACCGGATCTCGGGGACGCGGGACATTATCGCAGTCGTCGAGGGCTACGCGACAGGGGCCACGGTCGCCCAGGCGACAGGGTGGACGGTCCTTTGCGCCATGGACACCTCGCAGCTCGCAACGGTTGCGATCATGGTCCGAGACGCCCTCCCCGAGGCGCGACTGGTGATCGCAGCGGACGACGACTGGAAGAAGGCGGACAATGCAGGGCTACGAGCTGCACGAAAGGCGGCGACGCAGGCGGGCGGCGTGGTAGTGTCGCCGGAGTTCGGCCCCGACCGAGGCGAGAAGGAGACCGACTGGAACGACCTCCACGTCCGAGCGGGACTGGGCGAGGTTCGGCGTCAACTCCTCGGGGCCTTGGAGGCGGGGGAGCCCGACTTGGGGGAGACAGATAGCCCTCCCGAGGATACCCCCGTCGAAACGGCCCTTCCTAGAGGCCTCTCGACGCGCCTCTCCGACGGGACCATGGTCCAACTCCCGAGTGGGTACGTCCTCGACGACGGAAGCGGGGTCGCCCGCGAGGCCTTCGACCGCAACGGAGCTCCGATCAAGGTTCGGGTCTGTTTCCCGCCGGTGTTCCTCGTCGGCCGTTCGCTCGACATCGCGACCCAGTCCCACTTCGTCACCCTTGCGACCGGTTGGCCCGCCTTGGGGTCTCGTATGCTCCACGTCCCGCTCGAGGCGGTAGCGTCTACCCGGTCGATCGTCGCCCTAGCCTCTCGGGGCCTCCCAGTGACCTCCAACACGGCGAAGGGGATGGTCGACTACCTCGACGCAGCTCGTCAACTCTCCGAGGTCACCTTGACGGGCCTCTCCCGACTGTCGCCGACGACTGGTTGGGTCGAGGGGTCGTTCGTCCGAGGGTACGATGAAGTCCACCGGCCTACGGGGTCCGCCGCCGATCTTCACATGGCCCCGCTCGAGGGAGAGATGCGGTCGAAGGTCGAGGCGGTTCGAGCTCGCGGCGACCTCTCGACGTGGATCGAGACGACGGAGCGAGTGTTCGACCTCCATCCTCGAGTCGCGCTTGCCTACGCGGCCGCAGCTGTCGCCCCGTTGATCGAGGTCATTGGTTGCGAACAGTTCGTCCTGGACGTTTGGGGTGAGTCGTCGGGAGGCAAGTCAACCTCCCTCAAGTGGGCGGCCTCCATCTTCGGGACTGCGGGGTTGGTCGGCCAATGGAACGACACGGGGACCGCCGTCGAGAGGGTCGCAGGATCGATGCGGGGCCTCCCAGTCTTCCGCGACGAGACGCAGCACATGATCGACAACTTCTCGGTTGTCTCCGCCTTCGTCTACGCGATGACACAGGGCCGAGGGAAGGCGAGGGGAACGGTTACGGGGACCCAGACCACGGTCGAGTTCCAGAACATCGCCCTCTCGACCGGTGAGTCGTCGATCTCGACCATGGGGAAGCAAGCGGGGACGGTCGCCCGACTTGTCTCCGTCAAGGCCCCTATCTTCGGGGACAACTCCTCGGCCACCTCCGACTTGATCCACGAGGTGACCGGGATCTACTCGAGGCACCATGGAACCGCAGGCCAACGGTTGATCGCGTACCTCGTCGCACTGGGAGACGCCGACAAGGCCCGCCTTGCGTCCGAGTACCGCGAGCTCGCCGTCAAAGTCTACGACTACGCGAAGAAGTCGCACCCCGCCCGAGACACGACGCGGAGGGTATCCAACCACGTCGCCGCGATGGAGCTCGCCCACGGCCTGTTCTGCGCGGCCGTCGGGGTGAAGTGGAAGACTCGAGGCCCGTTCGGTCTGTTCTCGGCCGAGGACCTCTACAGCACCTTCGACCAAGCGAAGGACGCGGACAAGCCGTCGCTCGCGATGGACGCCTTGATCGCCTGGTTCGCCTCCAACACGAAGCGGGTTCAATACCACTCGACGGCCCCCGACTCGAACCTCTCGACCATCGGGAAGGTTTGGAAGACCCAGGACGGCACCTTGCGAGCTGCGATGCTCCCCCACGAGGTCGAGAAGTTCCTCGGCGAGCGGGGCTACGCGGTCGACTCTGTCATCGCAGCGATCGTCGAGAAGGGTTGGATCGAGAAGTCGACCGACCACCGGCGAACGTGGAAGGTGCGCCTCGGCGGCGGCGACGTTCGGGCCTACGTCCTCTCGGCCGAGCTGTCTAAACAGGTAGGCGAGTTCGAGGAGGGGTCCCCGGTCCTCGACGCTCGATCGGAGCCTTGGGACTAGGATCGAAGAAAACGACATAGGGGGCGCAAAGTGGTGTCAATAACCTTGACGCTCCGTCAAGGTGCGGCTACCTAGTCGGGGTCGGTGAGTGAGACCGACGCCAACCCCAACCGAGAGTCGCGCATGACCACCAACGAGATGACCACCTTCGCCGCCACCTGCACCGTGAACCAAATGGCCGAGAAGTTCCTCGCCCTCGAGGCCGCCGGCGAACAGGCGACGATCGACGCCTTGATGAAGCTCCTTCGCCCCCGCTTCGCCCGCTACAATCCCGGGTTCATCGGCAAGCCCGAGCGTCGCCGCGCCGCCTACTAGTCGCAGGGCTCGGCCCTCGCGAGGTTCGCCGCCCCGCTCCGACTCTCCCTCGGCCACTCGGCCACCACCCCCCAAGGTAACCCGTCATGACCTACTCCCTCGAATCTTGCACCCCCGCCCACTACGCCGAGCTCCTCGCGGCGGCCCTCAATACCGACGACTCGCGGAACTGGGAGCCCTCGCCCAGTGTCATCGGAGACGTCGCGATGACCGAGCGACGGACGATCGGCGACACCATCGCCTCCCAGACGGTCACCCTCTACCCCGCCGAGCTCGTCAACGGCCTTGCGAAGGGTTCGGTCTCCTCGACGATCACCTACGTCTGCGCGGAGTCCAAGGTCCACACCGATACGCGGACCGCGTGGTTCAACTTCGCCCTCGACTCGGACGTCGTCGCGCTCCGCCTCGTCATCGCCGACTCTTTCCAGACCCTCAACTAGGACCCCGACCATGACTCCCCGCTACTTGACCAACTGCGTCCCAGTCGCCGCCTACCCCAAGGACTCCCACGAGTGGCACGCTACCCGCGCCGAGACGGTGGGGGCCTCCGAGGTCGGGATGACTCTCGGGGTCTCGACCTACGGCGGCCTCCTCGGCCTTGTCCTGGACAAGCGAGACGCCCTCTCCGGCAACCCCCGCGTCTGGGACTCCGAGGCGATGTCCCTCGGCCGTCTCGCGGAGGACTTCGTTCTCGCCCAGGCGTCCGCGCAGCTCGAGGCCTACATCGTCTCCCCGGTCGCTCCCGTACGCGATCTCGCCCACCCTGTCTCCGCTACGCCGGATGGAGTCATCCTCGACGAGGCGGGGGTCTGCGTCGGAGTTGTCGAGGCCAAACTCGACCGAGCTCGTCTCGACTGGGACGACGTCCTCGCGAACGGGTTCGCCCACTTGGAAGGCAAGGACGCCCGTCTCTCGTATTGGTGGCAAGTTCAGACCCAGTTGTTCGTCACCGGAGCGGAGAAGGGCTACCTCGCCGTTTGGACGGTCTACCACTTCTACTTGATCCCGATCCTTCCCGACGTCGACGCCTTCTCTGTCATCGTAGAGGCCGCTACGACGGCGATCGCTTGGGTCAACCACCCCGACCTACTGCTCCCCGCTGCGACCGACGCGGACGCCCTCTCTACGCTCGCCCGTACGATCAACCCTGCGACCGAGGGTCCGCTCGAGGTAGACGGCGAGGTCGCCGAGGCGATCGAGACCTACGCTCGGATCAACGCCGAGATCAAGGCCTTGGAGGATCGCCAGGACGACGCGAAGCGGGTCATCCTCGAGGCGCACAAGTCGGCCGCGAAGCTCGCGACCGCTGCGGGTTTCAAGTCGTCCTTCTCGGACGCCTCCGAGCGGGCCTCGTTCGACTCGAAGGCGTTCGGCGAGGCCCACCCCGAGCTCCTCGCGAAGTTCCAAAAGGTCACGAAGGTCTCCGCCTCGTGTCGGGTCACCGCGCCCAAGGCGAAGAAGGGCTAGGCCCTCCCAGTCGGGGTCAAGGCCCGACTACGCCCCTCCCCCCAACGGTCGAGAGACCAACACTTGAAGGTGACAAGATGAGTGAGACCTTGTTCGACTACGAAGATCGACGATTCAGAGAGGAGGTTCTCTACCTTCTGCGACAGCTCGCGGAGTACCAGGGGATCATCCCCTTCGACGAGAAGGACCGCCGCCGCCACGTCGACCCCGACTGGGACGGTTGCGTCTCCGAGGACCCGCACGCGGCCCTCGAGGCCGTCCTCCGCGACTCCGACGAGAAGCTCGAGGACAGCACCGCCCCCGCCGAGGAGAAGACCGCAAAGGGACGCTACAAACGACCCCGCCTCGACTGGTCGAAACTCGATTCGAGAGTCGCAGAACTCGGTCAACTCCAGACACTCGCGAGAAAAAGGGCCCAAGCCTACAAAGACCCCAAGTCCATCGCGACGGCGAAGGCCGACGCCGCAAAGTTCCTCGCCCAAGCGGACCGGAGAAGGAACGCGATCTATCGCGAGATCGACCAAGGTCGCGCCGAGCTCGTCGACGGTGTCCTCTACGACCTCCGCTCCGGTGTCCGCGCCCCTTGGGACGCCTCCCTGTTCGTCACGAAGTAACCTACCCCAGTCCCCCCAACGGTCGAGAGACCACACCTAGAGAGAGTCATGACCCAGATCGCCCGCAGAGATACCACCGTCGAGAACTGGTTGGCGTCGCCCGCCACCCTGTCGCAGCTCCGAGCCGCCCTCCCGTCCCACTTCGCCCCGGAGCGAATGGCCCGCCTTGCGTTGACCTCCCTTCGCACCGTTCGCGGCCTCGCCGAGTGCAACCCCGCCTCGATCATGGCCTGCGTCATGACAGCGTCGCAGCTCGGCCTCGAGCCGGGTGTCCTCGGTTCCTGCTACCTTATCCCCCGCAAGGGCGAGGCAACGTTCCTTATCGGATACCAAGGCCTCCTCGACCTCATTCGCCGCTCCGGGAAGGTCACCTCCATCGCGTCGCGGGTCGTCTACGAGACCGACCGCTTCGAGATCGACTACGCCGCCTCGGTCCCGTTCACCCATAAGCCCGACCTCCGGCGGAAGGACAACCGGATCCTCGGGTTCTACTGCCATGCGACGCTCGCGGGCGGGGAGCACCTGTTCGAGTGGATGCCCCTCCACGAAGTCAACGCGATCCGCGGTCGCTCCCAGTCGGGGAGCTCGGGGCCGTGGGCGACCGACTTCTCCGAGATGGGCAAGAAGACGGTCCTCCGCCGCGCCGCGAAGTACCTCCCCCGCTCGATCGAGTTCTCGGACGCCCTCGCGGCCGACGACCACGTCGAGTTTGACGCAGCTCCTACCGCGACCGTCGAGGTCTCCCACGTCGAGGTCCCTTCGACCCCGCCGGCGGCCCCCGCTTCGGTTGCTACCAGGGCGAAGCTCCCCGCTCCGCCGCCGCCTCCGGCCTCCAAGGTCGCCGAGGTCGAGCTGTTCGCCGAGTCCCCCGAAGTCGTTCCCTTCGAGGACGACGGGTTCCCCCTCTAACGCCGAGATGACCATGTTCCCGCACGCCCGCCGCGTTATCAAGGCCCGAGCCCGCCTACTCTACGGGTCTCTCTCCCACCTCGCCGCCCAGACGGGGATCTCCCGTTCGGCCCTCAACTTCCGAATCGGCCTCGCCGAGGAGTCGCCGTTGACTCACTACTGGTTCGAGTTCGTCCTCTGTCTCCCCGACGGGTCACTGTCAGAGGACATAGACGCCGAGACGCTCGCCCGTCGCCCCTCCCCGGCCGACGCGGCCTACGCGGTCGCAGCTTCGGACGCCGCTTGGAAGGCGCGGAAGATGACGAAGGGAGAGACCGAATGAACAAGGCCACCCTCCCCGAGTTGTTCCTCGTCGCCCAGTACGTCCTCGCCGCCTTCGACAAGGTCCCGACCTGGCACTGTCTCCCGACTATCTGCGTCGTCGTGTTCCTCTACCTCTACGAGGAGGGAAAGAGGGTCAAGGAACGCTCGGCCGACGACGCCCGCGCCCTTGCCCGCAGATCACCCCCTCCCCCCTTCATTCTCCACCCCCGCTCGAGGTCGAACGATGCCCACTAACCACACCTTTGACTTGACCATGCTCGCCCGCCGCGCCCGACACTTGAAGCACTGGGTTTGGGTTGACGGGATGCACTGGTACCTCCCCGACCCGCACGACTCGGCCGCTCCCTTCGTCACTGGGATCGTCGGGGCCTCCGCGCCCCTCGCCGACGCCGTCCCCGACTTGACGAACGAGGAGACCATCGAGGCAGTCGCGAACCGCGTCCGCTACCTGTACGAGCTCCCCGAGCTCGAGTGCGTCTACGAGGACCACTCTCGACTCTACAAAGTGTTCCTCCCGTCGGGGGTTGCGGTCGCCCGCTACTCCCCCGCCGGAGCGTGGGTCGGCCTCCTCGAGTTGTGGTCCTACCGCGCCGAGATGAGACTGATCGGGAGGGCGTCGTGATCACCCTCGGACCCAAGTCCTTCTCCGGTTGGCCCGCGGCGCGAAAGTACCTGGTTGACCTCACCCGCTCCCAGTCGGTCGGAACGACGATCGAGGGAGAGGCCCTCGAGGTCATCGAGGCCGCGCTACCCTACCACTCGGAGTTCGAGTTGAAGGTTGGCCCCGGAGTCTACCGCTTCACCGTCAAACACCACCCCGAGTTTCCCAACACAAAGTCGGTCGTCGTCGAGAGGGTCGATCAGACCTCGGTCCCAGTGAGTTTCAAGAACCTTGGGAAGGACCTCCCCGCAGTCAAGCGGGTCGACCGCCTCCAAGCCCTCCGACGGGCGATCAAGGGTCAGATCCTAGAGTTCCGCGATCAAGCGTTCCACTTCGGACTCCCCCTCCTTTGCCCAGTCGCAGGGGTCCCGCTGTCGCGCCACAACTGCCATGTAGACCACGTCGCGCCGGTCACCTTCTCGAGCCTTGTCGAGGGTTGGTTGGACCTCGAGTGTGTCGTCCTGGACGAGCTCGAGCTCGTGCCGCCGCCGCACCCCATTTGCGAGCTCGCCCACGCTGAGACGCTCGCCTCGTGGAAGGCCTACCACGCCCTCCACTGTAAACTCCGCCTTTTGAGTCCCGAAGGTCACAAGAGAGTGACCGCCGAGAACCACAAGGGGGGAGCATGATCTACACCGGAGTCGACCCCGGCAAACAAGGTGCGATCGCCTCGATCACCCGAGACGGCGAGGTCCTCGCGATCACGAAGTTCTCGGACGCCGACACCGAGGGCCGGATCGCCCTCCTCGTCTGCGACCACTTCGCGGCCCTCCCCGAGGGCGTCCACTCGGCAGTCATCGAGAGGGTGGGCGCGATGCCTCGACAGGGCCTCTCGTCGACGTTCACTTTTGGGAGAGTGTATGGGGAGGCGTGGGCGGGGTTGATCCTGTCCCTCGGCGGTTCGGTTCGCCTCCAAGCGGTGACCCCTTCCGCATGGCAACGCGACCTAGTCCTCCCGAAACGGTCCTTCACCGACAATCACAAGAGGACCCTCCGCGAGCTCGCCGAGAACCGGTTCGGCCGCAAGTTCACGCTCGCCCAGGCGGACGCGATCTGGTTGGCCGAGTGGGCGAGGACGAAGGGGAACTGGGCGGTCGGCCTTTGCGCGGAGGTTCCCCGATGATGCGCCGCTACCAAGACGTCGCCCTGCGTCTCGCAGCTCGTCTCGTGTCGAAGGAGCTCGACGACCTCGACCTGCGGGTCCTCCGAGCCTACTTCACCCTCGCGGACGAAGACAGGGGGACGCCCCCCTCGGTCTCCCGTGACCAAACGCTCGACCGAGGGGAAGCGGAGACTCCCCCCAAGGGAGCAACCGCCGCCCTGTTACCGTGGGGGGTCGTGCTATGCAAGGCGCAACCCAAGGTCGAGGCCGACCCCATCCTTCTCGGCCTCATGATCGCCTTTTTCGCTTGGGTGATCTACCTCCTCGCGAGGCGGTTGTGAGTTCCTACGCGGCCTACTTGACCGGCTACCTACCGCAGGTCGACCCCGCCGACGCTTTTGGAGTCGTCTACGTCTGCGTCGTCTCGGTCTGGGTCGTCTGGGCGTTGTTCCACAATGGAGATCGAGAATGACCTTCCACCTTCGCAACCCCTCCTCGGTCACCGTAGCAACCTCGGACACCTGGGCGACCCCACAGTGGGTCGTCGACTGGGCGGCGTGGGTCCTCCGTTGGGGGGCCTTCGACTTCGACCCCTGCTGCGTCCCCGCGACGGCGAAGGCCGCGGCCTTCATCTCCCCGGAGCTCGGCGACGGCCTCTGCGACGCTTGGAAGGGGACCAAGGTCTGGGTCAACCCTCCCTATTCCAACCAAGGAGCTTGGTTGCGCCGGTGCGCCTCCGAGGCCCGCAACGGCCGCGAGGTCGTCGCGCTAGTCATGCCCTCCTTCGACGCCGGCTACTGGCGATCGGCCGTCTGGGAACGAGCGAACGAGGTCTGGTTGGTCGAGGGTCGTATCGCCTTCGAGGTGGACGGCGAACCTCGCCCAGGCGGAAACGTCCGGTCCTGTTTCGTAGTCTACCGCTCCAAGGGCCGACCTCCGAAGAACGGCCCGAAGGTCCGCTACCTCAAACCTCGCCCCGTCAACTGGGACTCCGAGCGACCCGCCCCCGCCGTTTGCACAAAAGACCGTTCCCCCGTTTGATCCACCCTCCCCCCCCAAGGTTACCCAATGAAACCGTCCTACCAAATGGCCCGAGGCCAGTTCGTCTCCGAGATCATGGCCCGCACCCTCGCCCAGTCCTTCAAGTGTGACTGGTACCCCAACCTCGACCCCGCCTCCGAGGGATGGGGAGAGTATTGCCTTGTCCGAGAGGGCGAGTTGAAGGCCTTCCTCCGCGTGTTCCCCTTCTCCGACGAGGCCGAGTCCACCTCGGACCACTTCCTCGACTTGAAGGACGCCCACCGTTGCGCGACCACCTTCCGCTCGTTGGGGATGAAGTTGATCGTCGCCCGCCGAGCTCCCAGTGCGATCCAGTTCGCGACCCTCGACGGGGCCTCAATCACCTCGATCCACCTCCATCCGACCGACCGCGCCCGCATGGGGTGGATTATCGACGCCGCCGACTTCCGCCGGTCGATCCCGCTCGCCGACGGCAAGTCCTGGAACGACTACCGCACCGCGGGGGAGTCATGACCTCGCCCTTCGACACGAGCGTCGCAGTCCCCCTCCGAGACGAGGCCCGAGTCATGCGGGCGATCGTCCGCGAGCGTGGGTACTGGTTGTCTCCGATGTTTCGGGACCTCCCTCTCCCCCCCGACAAGTTGCCGAAGGAGTTCGCCCCGGTTGCAGCTCGCGACTCGGTCGCCCGAGGGTACCAGATCCGGTCTCTCCGCGTCGTCGAGGAGGCCCCCGAGGCGGTCGAGGTAGCCCTGCGGTCCGAGGAGCCCGCCCCTCGCCCTGCGACACGCCCTGCGGTCCCTCGAAAGTCGAAGCTCGACCCCGACAAGAAGGCCGAGGCCCTCGCGAGGGTCACAGCTCGAGCTGCGGAGCTCGCCCGCTTGGAGGCCGAACGAGAGGAGGCCTTTCGGATCAAGGAGGCGAACAAGCCTGCTCGGCGGAAAGAGGTCATCCGAGCCGCGCAGGCCCGCCATAACGAGAGAGTCGCCGCCGACGCAGTCATCGCAAAGGCCGAGAAGGCCCGACTCGCCGCCGAGAAGGGGTCCAAGTTCACCGGGAAGGCGATCCCCAACCCCCACCTAGTCGTCGAGTCTCCTACCCCCGCTCCTACCCCCGCCGAGCTGCGGGACCGAGCGAAGACCGAGGCCGCCGTTGCTCGCTTCGAGGCGCGACAGGCTAAAAAAAAACGCAAGGACAAACGCAACCAGGACGTCCGAACAAAGAAGCGTAGAGCGATCGCCGCCGCCGCCGTCCAAGCGAAGCTCGAGGTCCACCGAGTCAAGCTCGAGGCGATGAAGGCCGACCCAGTCCTCGGCCCCATCTTCGAGAGGTACTTCGCAGTCAAAAGGAACCGAGCGACCCTACACGATCGGAAACATGGGGTCACCTCGAGCGAGGAGCGGTTGACAACAGCTCGACTTGCCGCCGAGGCCAAGTTGATCGAGAAGATGGAGCAGGACCCGACCTACCTCGCGACCTGGAACGCAGCTCGGGTCGAAAGTGCCGCGAAGGGTGTAAACGCCTCCTACCAACGGATCCGAGCGGACCCCGCGAAGCACGCGGCCTACAACGAACGGAAGCGGCAACGCTACTACCGCCTCAACGGCAAACCGGTTCCCGAGGTCACCGAGAGCACACTCGAGGCGCAGCTCCTACGGATCTACGAGAAGGCCCGCAGGGAGGCCGAGAGGAAGAACCGCGAGGGGTTGTAGCCCCTACTCGTCCCACCGGTTGATCTGGGTCTCGATTCGGTCGACCCGCCGCCCGATGTCCTGGACGTCGTCGGCGAGTCGCCGGAGAGACGGCCCGTCGGGGAGGTCGTTGATCTGATGTCTCATCTCCTTGACCTCGGCGCGGAGCTCCTTCCACTCCTCTCGAACAAGGTTGAAGGCAAACGAGACGACGACGAGGACGACGGTCGAGGCGATCGACCCGATCACCGTGATCACCCGCCACATGGTCGGGAGGCCGACGACCGCCTTCGCGGCCATGGACTCCATCGTACCCGTCGACCTATTCTCCACGAGTGTCGACCGAGGTCTTCGCCGCGTCGCGGTCGAGTGCGCGGTCGAGTGCGTTCTTCGGTTCGACGTTGCCGGCAAGGAGACCGGAGACGACGCCGCCGAGGGCGATCCACATCGCAACGGGGACGGCCGCGAGGCCCCCAGTCGCCGCGATTGCGACGATCGGGATTGCAGCTCCGAGAACCGCGCCGAGGGCGAGGCCCCCGTTGATCTTGCCTTTCGAGTGGGTGAACTTGACCATGGAGTCCCCTAGACCTTGGAGGTAAGTCGGCCGACGTACTCGGGGTCGAACCATCCAACCGTCCGAACGATGTCCGTCGCGTAGCTCCACTTGTGGAGTTTGGAGTAGACGCCGTCGCCTTCGCGAGAGCCCGCCCCGTTCGTGTTGCCCTCTACGGTGTGGAACCCGTCCTCGTCAACGGCGACGACGATCCCAGTGTGACCCTGTAACCAGGTACCCTTGCGAGCGGACTTCGCGCCGGCGGCGTCCTTCGCTCGGACCCAGATCATCCCCGGTCGCACCTTGGACTGGTAGTCGGCCTTCTCGGGCGTCGTGTAGCCCTCGGGGAGCATCTTCCGCGTTCCCCGATGCCACTGGGTAATCGCCGACCCGCTACACCACAGGGGCGCGACGGTGAGGCCCTTCGCCTCCTTGACGCAGTAGGCGACGAACGCCGCACACCATGGCGACCCCGGCGAGAGGTTGACCGTCTTTTGGTACTTCTCCACGTCGGGGCCTCGGTTCATTCCCCCGACCTCGCGAACCCGTTTAGCGTCCTCGGCCTTGGCGACCTCGATCAACTTCTCGGCGGGGGTCTTCTCGGTCATCCTAGCCTCGCTTGGAGCGGCCCTTGGGGGCCTTGGTTGCGGACTTGAGGGCCGCAGGTGCGGGAACCTCGACGGCGGCCTTCTCGGGGGCCTTCTCGGCGGTCGGAGGGAGGGGGTCGACTCGGAGGCCCTCGGTCGGACGGAACCGCTCCATCGAGATCGCCGCCTTCATCTTCGGGGTGACAGTCGCGCCGCGAGCTCGGAGGATGCCGCAGATCGTCTCGAGGACCGCGAGGAGCTGTCCCTCGTCGCTGAACGCAGTCGCGACTCCGACGGGGTGGGAGTTGATGTCTCGAATGAGGAACCCGTCGCGGGTCGCCTCGATCTGGGAGTCAACGAGGGCGCGAAAGACGGAAGGGGCGGTGATGATCGACACGGGGAGCTCCAAGCGGAGGGTGGAAGGACTAGGGGAGTTCGGCGGAGGTTAGGCGTTCCTCGTAGATCGAGAGACCGTAGAGGTTGACGTAGGGTTCGCCTCCGGTCTTCGTTACTCGGACGTAGACGTTCTCGGGCGTCCCCGGAGTGACAACCGAAGGGACGTTCAACAACCAGGCGTCGGCGGGGTTGCCGAAGGTGTGCGTGTAGACAGACGCGCCGATCTGTACTCGGAGCGTCCCCCGCTCGCCGAACGCCGCGATCCAGACGCCCCCAGTCCCGATCGTCATCGGGTAGAGGACGGCACCGTAGACGTCGACCGCACCCGCAGCGGTCGTCGAGTAGTTGGGAAACGACACGAGGTTGCGCCTCGAGTAGGCGTAGGTAAAGCGATCGCGCAGTATGAACTCCGAGACAGTCGACCCTCGGACGACGTCTGGGTAGGTCTGTCTACGCGGGGAACCAGGATCAGAGGTGGGAATGATGAAGGATGACACTAGACCAACCTCGCGGAGAACCCGAAGACGTAGAGACCGCCTCCGGTGATTTTGAGGGTGTAGACTCCCCCGTCGTCGACCGAGTCAAAGGCGATCGGAGGGGTTGCGATCGACATAGTCGAGCCTTTGCCGATGTCCGAGACGGGAACCGCGTCGCGGAAACCCCACTGGTTCGGGACCGCAAGGATCCCCATGAGGGCGCGAAACGAGTAGGTGTCACCGAAGGCCCTCGGCGGGCTACTGTACTGTCTCATCCTAAACTCTTGGGAGACCGGAGCGGTCAACACGGAGACCCCATCCTTGTCTAGGACGTCGAGGTAGAGGGTCACATTGGTTGACCCTGTTCCCGCCCGCGCAACGTAGACGGCGGACATAACGAACTCGACCGAGGCGGTCATGCTCGCTTGGACGGCAAAGGTCGCGGTGATCGCGTCGGGGACCGTGTCGAGGAACCGGCCAAGATGGTACGGTTCGCACACCCCGCCCGAGATCTCGGGGTAGGTCTGTACGATTGCGGTCGACTGGGCGGAGTTGACCCCAGTCAACGCGATCGCGTCGTAGTGATTCAACTGGGCAACGAGGCTCGTCGGCCGCGCCGCGGTCACCTCGTAGCCGATGGAGACGAGCGAGACCGCTCCGAGCTCGTAAATGTTCCCGTTCGACACCTTGTTCGAGGGGTTATTCGACGCCATGTCCGGATAAACCACGTCCCCCGGCCAAACGACCGCGATCGCGCCTGCGTCGCCGTAGTATTCCATCCATCCGATTTGCCACGCGGTCGAGTTGAAGCGAACCTCCTGTAATGCCGCGGTGTCGGGGTCGAGAATGAGGACCTCCCACTTCTCGCCCGTCGTGAGGATGTACCCACTCTCGCCGTAGGGTAACAGGCCCACGTTGTTCGCGTTGACGTAGGTCACCTCTACCTCGCCGAGGTCATCGAGAACTTGCGACTGGAACCCGACGAAGAACGCCTGGTAGCCGGAGAGAGGGTTCGTGTTGACCTCCCAGTTGATTGTAACGATGTTCCCCGCAGTCGCCGCCGGAGCGTCTACCGTTCGGCCTTGGTTGCTCGCGATGTGGAAGACATTCCACCGGCCCATTCGGTTGTCGACCTCGTGTTCCGTCGCCGAGGCGTAGAGGATCTTGAAGGAGATCTCCGTCGCGTTGACCCCACAGTTGACCCAGACGATCGTCCCCGCAAACTCGCCGTAGGCGGCAAACTTGGGAGCGGTCGTTCCTTGACGGAAGGGGCGACTCGACCCGCGAAACAGCTCGGTCGGGTAGGAGCTCGCGTTGGTCGTCAACCCCTGGGCGACAAAGGCCGAGTAGGGTTGGAACTCGGTGTAGACCGAGCCGCAGTAGTCGTCGATCTTCTTCCAAGCCATGTTAGATCATCCAAGGGTTAGAGAGAGCCTCGTCGCCGTCTACGAGGCCCGCGCCGTCCGCTTGGAAGGCGTCCCACATCGCAGCGAAAGTCGACGGAGACTCCGCCTCGACGTCGGGGGCCGGAGCGATGACGATCACGTCACCGGGGACAGCTCCGGCAAACTGGACGTCGTCGAAAGTGAGGGTGTCGTTGTCGAGGTCAACCGAGACAAGTTTTGCGGTCACAAGGTAGGGGGTCCCATACTGGTCGAGGAGCTGCAACGGAAGTTTAGCGTCAAACCGAACTAGTGTCTGCTCGAAGGCCTCGGCGTCGGTCGCCGGAGCTCGTTCGCGTGTCTCGGGGAGGGGGACCGTGTAGGCGTTCGCCTCGAGCTTGATCGTGTAGTCGTCGATCACCTCGAGGACGACCCCAGTCGCGGAGATCATCGAAAGACGGGTCACCGCGTTGAGGTAGTTGTAGAGGAACAGCGTGTAGGTCGTCCTCGGGGTCTTCCACGACCTCGAGGCCTTCAACACGAAACCCGTCGCGCCCACGAGGCCCATCGTTCCCCCTGCGTTCGGGAGGTAGGCGGTCGAGAAGGTGATGAACTCGCCCACGTCGAGGTCGTAGACGTCGTCGCGGTAGGTCACCTCGACGATCGCCGCCGCCTTGGAGAACCGGCCGACCATTGCGATCGCCGTTTCGAGAGCCTGGGAGTTCTCGAGTTGCCCGTTCGCTCCGTTCGGGGCGTAGAAGTTGCCAAGGGTGATCGTCTTTCCCGACCCCGAGACAAGCCGATCCGTGTTCGTGACTGGGACCTTTGATCGGGAAATGTCTTCGGTTTTGATCGCAGACACGAAGTCGACCTCGACCTGTTGAATCGCGTTCCCTCGGTCGAAGTTGAGAGTCACCCGAGGCTCGGCGAGGCCCGCGTCGTCGCAGACGGTAGGCCAGACCCCGGACCCCGCCCACTTGCCGAACTTGAGTTGGCCGCGGTCGTAGACCATGAACATCCCCGACCGCTTGAACACCCAGTCCAAGACGTCGCCCACCGTCTTCGCCTGGGCGTGTTGGTAGGGGAAAAGGATCCCCGTCTCTCCGTCGTCCGATCGCATACGAGGAAGCGAGTCCGCGAGGTCCGGTGAAAGGACCGACAAGAGGGACCCAATGTCAATGATCTCGTCGATCTCCGACCATCCGAATGGCAACCACGCGGACATTCCCGCAGGGCGAACGCCGTCCGCTCCGCTAACGTCCACGTTGAAGGTTCCGAAGATTAGGTCGATAACAGCCGCATAGGGATTGTTTGCCCAGAACGCGATCTCGGAGACCCAGTCCTCGGAGACCCGTTGACCGGTTCCCACGAGACTCTCCGTTGTCCCTGCAGGCAGTAGCGGAGAGACCCCGTAGTCGACCGTCAACGAGGGCCGAGCTCCGCCCGTGTAGACCCCCTCGGAGAAGTAGAAGGGGAACCCGGCCATGGTCACCCCTTCGTCCGAGCCGGTCGACCGCGAGGTTGCGCCGATCAAGAAGTAGTCCGAGAGCGGGTCGGCGATGGTGTCCAAGAAGAAGACTCCGCCCGACTTGTCTTTGCGGATCTGGATTGCGGGTACTCTGGTTTCGTACGCGCTTGGGGTGAGTACGCTCCAAGGTTTACCGAGGAGGCGGGGGTCCCAGATCGACTCCATTTTGAGGTTCGACCCGGAGAGGGGGTTGAGGATGTCGATCGCCGTCGCAGAGGGGTTGTTTTGATCGTTCCAAAAGTAGAACTGCATGGGGACCGGCCGAAAGGGCGTGTTTCGGATGACCCCCATAATCGATTGACAGTCTACCTTGATCTGGTTTGACCCCCGCGCCGAGGTGTCCGTCGAGACCTTGGAGACCATCCCGCGGAAGATGACCTCCTCGTCGGCCGTCGAGGTCGCCGAGAGGGGAGCGGTCGAGATTGTGACTGGGAGCTGCTCGATACCTCCCGACTGGTAGACGACCCCCGACAACTTGATCCCGTTGATGACAGCTCCGAGCGGGTCCGCCGCCCCGTAGATCTGCATTGGGATCGGGACTGGGACCGACCCGTAAATGTACTCGGCGACAAACGAGACCGCCGTGGGAACCGAGGTCACCCGAAAAGCCGAGCCGCCGATTCGGACGAAGTCGTTCGCGAAAAGGTTGGTTGTGTCGTCGCAGTAGATCGTCGGGGTAGGCGACGGAGTGACATACCTCGACGTCCGGACGGCGCCGTTGTTCGAGCTGTTCCGAAGGGAGTTCGTCCCCCTCGACAACATGACCGACAACGTCGCAGGCGTTGAGAGAACCGAGAAGGAGGTCGTCGGGTCCGACCCCATCGAGCCGAAGACGGCGATCTCCGAGGAGAACTGCGACCCCAGATCGCAGACTACGCCTTGGAGTGTCTGGAAAGGTAGGTAGGGGAGGGTACCCCGCGAGGTCATTGTCAACGGGTACGAGGGGCCGGTGGTGTACCCAACGCCCCGGATTCGGACGATGATGACCCGATCGGAGGCCACTAGGTGTTCCCCCGAAAAAACATCCCCGTCGTCGACCACAGCCTAGGCTCGTCGTCCGCCTGGGCGTAGTCCGCCGCCGAGGACTTCTCCGAGATCATCGGCATACGGGCCTCGTTGTAGGTCGTAGGAGTCGTGCCGCCGGTGTCCGCCTGTTCGCGGTAGAGGCGGAAGGTCACCCCAGTCGCCGCGGCCTCGAGGAGGCCTTCTAGGGTGTTGTTCGGGTCGAGGGCCAACCGACCCGCCGCCGTGTAGTAGGGGTCGATCGAGGCGTACCATCGAGTGAGGTTGGCCGCGGGGAAGATGGAGGACAAGAACTCGAGGTTGGCGACTTGACCCCAGTTGACCACGTCGGTCGAGAGGCCCGACATTTCCGACGAGCTCGCCGCCGCCCGTTGCATGGTCGACCGCCGAACGTCTCCGGCGACGCCGCAGGGTACCCAGACACCGGCGGGGTTGAAGGTTGTCTGCGTTGCCTGGACTCCGTCGTAGATCGAGATGATGGAGTCGTCGAACCCGTAGATCGCTGCGTTCGCGTCGGTCCCAAAGTCGAGGACAAGGGGATCCCCGTAGGCCGTGTAGAGCGTCCACAATAGGGGCGAGGTCGCGGGGATCGTGTTTGCGGTGAACTGGTAGGTCGCAGACGGTGCAATCCCCCCTAGAGCCGCTTGGAGAGCAAGGCAGACGGCCCCTGCGATGGAGTCGCCCGAGGCGGTGTCCGAAGGGACCGCCGCAAGGCCGAACCCGTACCCTGCGAGAGGCTCGACGTCGACCGCCGCACCTCCGCCGAGAGAGGCGGTGAACTTCGGGAGGGTGACCTCCCAAGTGATCAGAGGAAAGTTCGCCATTCGAGACTCCTAGTAGGCCGCCATGGCCTCGCGGAACATGTGCCGCGACTTTGCGATCGCTTGCGCCTTCGAGAACGCTCGGGCGATACCTTCCTCGTCCGCGAACGCCGCGTCAACCTGGAGGTTGTAGGAGGTGTTATTCGTCACCGGAGAGGGGGCGGGGCCAGTTGCCGCGGTCGCGGTCGCCGCCTTCTTTCCAGAGGCTCCCAACGCGGACGCGGCCGCATAGGCCGCGACAGCTCCGGCGGTGAGGCCCGCCGCCCCGGCAAAGTTGCCCGAGAAGGTCGCGATTGAGGCCCTCGCGAGCATCTCGTCGCCGAGGCCCGAGACCACCATTCCGATCGCCTTGCGACCGATGTCCGCCATTTTCTCGCCGTTGCCGATCGCAGTCCCGATCATCTTCGCCTGGTTGGCAATCCACTTGTCGTAGAAGGCAGACCGAGCGGTTTCGACCTTCGCCGTTGCATTTCCGACCTCCTCGATCCCCGTGACCGTGTCGTCGACGATCCCATTCCAGACAGCCTTGATCTCGCCGCCTAGGATCGTGAAACTGTCGGCCAGATCGCCAGTTCCAAACAAGACCCGAGTGATCCCCATCCCAAAGTTTTCGTAGGAGGCGGCGATCGTCTTCTTCATCTCCTCGTCTTCTTTGAAGTACTCGGCCATACGCGCATCTCGAGCCGCCTTCTCCGCCGCCTCCGCCTCGCCGATCACCGGAGCCGCCGACGCGGCCTTGGGAGCTCCGCCACCGGTCGACGACGGGGGCTTGGGTTCCTTGCCGAGGTAGCGGTCGTAGAGCATATTTGCCTTCTCCCAGAGGAGAGAGAGGTCGGCCTCCGCCGAGTCGTAGGCCTCTTGGAGAGCCTGCGGCATGAACGAGTAGGCGTTCTTGCCCGACTCCGCGAACTTCTTCGCGATCGAGGAGTACATCTCGCCCGTCTTCGTTGCGACCCGGTCCGCCATTTCGCGCTCGGCGACCATCTTCCAACCCATACCATACGCCGTGAGGTCAAGGTTCGCGACCTCGGCCGCAGCTTGCCTCTCGATCCCGTCCCGATGTTTTTCGACCTCCTTTCGGATCTCGGTGTCGCGAATGATGTCGCCCACTTTGATGAATGACGCCTTCAACGCTTGCATCTCCGCCTGGGCGCGATCGTTGGCCGACATAGCGAGGGCGGTCTCGTCGCCGATCACACCTTGGAGGCTCGTCGAGAGGTCCGTGTAGGCCTTCGTCAAGTTCTCGACGTTGGTGACTGCGGTCGCCGAGGCGTAGGCGTCCTGCGACCGTTTGAGGGCGTCGAACTTCTCGACCCCCTCCCCCGTGAGTTTATTCAACCCCTCCATCGCAAACGCGAGAGCGTCGAAACCGAGCTTCAACCCCGGAAACCCGTAGGTCACGAGGACCTCGACGATCTTCGCGAGGCCGTCGAAGACCGTGATCAACTTCTTCCCCATATCCTCTGCCGACCCGCCGCCGAGGACGACCTTTGCGAACGCACCGGAGATCTTCGAGAGAGACTCCTCGACGTCCGCCCAGACCTTCATTCCCTCGTCGCCCATGGACTTGAACAACTTCTCGACCGAGTTCAAGAAGAAGTCGGCCGCCATTTTGGCCCCTCCCAGTGCGATCCCCGCGCCGCCGAGGGCCGCGATCGCCTTGGGTCCGCCGACCCTTTCGACGATCGCCCCGGCCGCCTGGTCGGCCTTGTCGGCGACCTCTTTCAACTGGTCGGAGAGCTTCTTCCCCGAGGCCTCCATTTTGACCATCCCGTCGCGACCCTTGTCGAGGGCTCCGACGAGTCCACTAGAGTCGCCGTCGATCTCCGCTACAGTCTTCGCCATGGTCTAGCCCTTCATCTTGGAGGCGAGCTCGGCGAGGCGGGCGTTCGCCTTCTCGCGTCGATCGAGGTAGTTCTTCTCGCCCTCTTGGACCTCGTGTTGAACCAACTCGGCGAGCTCCAACTGGGAGTGAGTAACTTGCTCGAGGGTAATCGAGGGACTACCCCGCTCGATCCACTTGTGCAACCGCATCGCACCCCAAAACCCCGCAGGTTCGCCGAGAAGGACAGGGCAAGTGACCGGGAGTGCGTCCTTGCCCTCGTAGCCTAGCCCCTGTCTGTAACCCATCGTGCAACCCCTACGGTAGCGGACCTCGTCGGGACACTCCCAACACCGCATCGAGTGAGACGTGATTAGCCGAGCGTAGTCCCGCCAGACGACTCGGCTCCAGTTTTTGGGTAGCCGACCGTCGCGACCTCCGAGGCGATCGCCGAGACGTCGTTCCAGGGGATTCGAGTGACCCACGCCCGCCGCTCGGCCTCGGTACCTTCGGAGGGGAACGCAGGTTCCACGCCTTCGGACCCTTTTAGACAGGCAACGAGGAGGTCGAGGTGGATCTGGATGATCTGGGCGAGGCCGTCGACCTCGTCCTTCCGATCCATGCTCCTCGACACCGCTTGGAAGTACCGCGCCCCCTCGAGGGCGTTCGGTTCCCGACATTGTAGGCGGACCTTGGTCCGGTAGATCTCGACTTCGACCCAGTGACTCTCGACAAACGTCAACATAGCGGCCCCTCCTTTGCGGTTCGGGGTAATGGTGGGAAGACTAGGGAGGCGTGACGGTCTGGGCGAAGGCCCAAGTCATGACCGTAGCGGCCGAGTCGGGGATGCCTTGGAACTTGAGGGTGTTCGTCCGGTAGGAGTTCGTCTCCCCCGGAGTCGGGAACGCCACGAGCTGCGGGTTGGCAAGGAGGAACCCCATAGTGTAGGCCCCGACAGTCATCGTCAGATTGAGCTCGGTGAGGATCGTGTTGGCCTCGGCGTCGGTCCAATCGGGTTGCAAACCCGTGTTGGTAACCACGATCGGAGGACCGGGGTCGGTCGTCGTCGAGGGGCCCTCGGCGAAGTCCGCCACGTCGAGCTCGATCGAGGGCGAGGCCGCAAGATTGATGAACCCCAGACCAAACCCGTAGGTCTCGCGAAAGTCCGCCACGTCGTTGATCGCCCAACCGGTGTCGATCGTCACCTTGGAGACCGCGTTGACGTTCTCGAAGAAGTCGGTGAGGGTAAGCGAACAGTTCACTCCAATGATCGGAGGCTCCACGTCGGGGGCGCGGTACACTGGGATCGTCGTTCCCGGCGAGGACGTCACCGGCCGCCACTTGCCCTTGATCGTCCACTCGATCATGACCTTCTGTCCGTACTCCCACGAGAGCTTCGGGACGCAGAGGCAGTCGTAGGCCTCGAACCGCTTGCCGCCTTCCTCCTGGTAGACGATCGAGAAGGGTTGACAGGCAAAATCGACGTTGGCGCGGGTCTCCTCGGCCCAGAACAACGGTTGGACCTCGAGGCCGATGATGCCGAGAGTCAGATCCTTGATCGCGAAGGGCGACGCGAGGAACAGAGGGGCGAGCTGCGTCAACGAGAGGAGCTCGAGGTCGAGTTCCTCGCCGAGTTGCCAAAACAACTCGGTCGAGAGGGTGATGTCCCACCCGAGGCCGCCGGTCTTCGAGGACTGGTTGCCGCCCCACGGGGTCATGACGTCCGCCCGTTGGATGATTCCCGCGCCGCGAACCGCAAACGACGGAGTCCCGACCACGCGCAAGGCGTTAGTTCCAACGAACGTTTGAGGGTCGGTCACCGGGTCAGTTTCGGGGGTCGGGTCCTCGTAGACGCCGAGGGCCGTCTGCGTCTTGATGTAGACCGCGGAGAGGTTGGACGCGAGGAGGTACTGCGGAGTCGTTGTTACTGCGGGCATGGGGTCACCTTGCGAGGGAGCGACGTTGGAAGACTTGAATCGAGGCGCGGACCGTCTCTTGGATTATCGTTTGACCTGTCTCGTCTTGGCCGATGACGAAGTCCTGGGCGGTGATCCCCGAACCGGGGGCCGAGTTGTAGATCCCTGTCCCCGGCCAACCGATTGTGAACCTATTCCGAGCGTCGAGGTTAGGGAACCCCCATTCGGGCGAGGTCAAGATCATGACGACCCCCTCGACGTAGGCGCGGAGGGCCGTCTCGTAGACCTCGGGCGTAAACGCGATCGGAGGGTCGCCGGGGTCGGCCTCGACGAGAGGATGGACACCCCCTCCGTCGTAGTAACCCCAGTCCGAGCAGACCGAGATCTCGAGTTCGTGAACTTGGTCCATCGCTCCAAGGGCGTCCGTCACGACCGAGTCGGTTCGGATGACCGAGAGGCCGATCTTCGGTTGCGACTCCGCGGTGAACAACGCCCGCCGAGAGGTGAACATGTTCGAGGCGATCGGAGCCGGAAGGTTGGGAGCTCCCATCGCAGACAACCAAGCGGCGTCGCAGACGGTCGCCCAGTTCGTCGTCACGAGGTCGATCGCCGTGTTGGCGACGATCTGCGGGCCATAGCTTGTAGAGGGGTTGGGCATACTACCGCAGTCCTATCTTGCCGCCGTTCAACTTGAACCGGCGGGCGAGCTCGGCGTCGGTGATTCCCACCTTGCCACCCATGGCCGCCGCCTGGACTCCGAGAGCATACCGCAGATCGGCGATGAAGGGAGAACCAAAGTTGACGAGGGGACGCTTGGGAGTCGGGACGACGATCCGGCCCTTTTGGTTGCGACTGGTTCGCCTCTCGTAGGACCCCGTCCCCGAGTTGTGGTTCGCGGCATAGGGTACCGCAGACCCCATGCGGACCGTGTTCCCCGAGACCTCCCAGACGTACTCGGCGTGGTTCACCATCGCAAACGAGGGGTAGAGACGCTCGCCCGAGCCCGCGGTCCTCGAGGGCGACCGAGACCACCGCAGAATGTGTCGAGGCTCGATTCGACCCGTATGCAACGCCCACCGCTTGATCGGGAGCCAGTACTTCTTCTCGAGGTAGGTGTAGGGGGGCCACGACGCGCCGGTCGAGCTCCCCTGCGTCGCGAACATGTCGACACGCGACCGCGCCCAGAGCTGCGACAGGGGGGAGTTCCTGTTACCCCAGAACGCCGACCAATCGCCCGCGTTGCGAATCGCGAGCTCGAGGGCCTCGACGCCGTCCTGGGCGTTGTTCGTCAACTTGAGGAACACCGACCCCATCGGATCACATCCGATCGACGGCGGCGTTGATCGCGACCCTCGACCGAGAGTTGAGGGACCGGACGTAGATCTGCTCGGCGTAGGTCGCGTTCGACCGGAGGATGTTCGGCGAGTTCGGACCGTTCGGACGTTGCGCCCCCATGTCAGCGGGGCGGGTCCGAAGGGTCTCCTTCAACCCCTCGGCCTGTTCGTCCAAACGGTCGGCCATGGTCTGGGAGTTCTGGTTGCGAAGGCGGATCACCTGGGCGGCGAACCGTAGGAGGATGTACCGTTGGCACACCCTGTACATCGCATACTCGGGGTGATCGTTGATCGCTTGGATCCCGACCCCCATTCCCGAGAGGAACGCCGACAGCTCCGCCGCGTGGTCGAGGATGATGTCCTCGGCCTGCGTCTGCGTCGGAGCGGAGAGGGCGTCGAAAGCGATACGAGGGAGAAGTCGCCCGATGTCGTCGGGGACAACGTCGAATGTGTAGATCTCGGCCATAGGAACCTCCCTTGACGGGGACTAGAGCGGGGGATGGGACCCTAGCCCCCGTCGAGGGAGGCCGCCCCGTAGAGCGGCCCCTAGAGCGAGACTACGAGATGCCCGTAGCGAGACGCGCCCACTTGTTCGACGTGCCGCCGAGGACCTGGACGGCGTAGTCCGATTCAATGTACATCGCGATCCCGCGGGGGTTTTGCGAGTCGTAGGAGATGACCTGTCCCAGAGCCGCGTTCGGGTCGGGCGTGAAGGTCTGGATGAAACCCGAGTCGC